GTTTACCATTTTCAAATGGGTATGGATCATCTCTAATACCAAGAACTTTCTTACAACTAGTAAATGCTAGAAGTAAAATAACCAGCAGAACATAACCTTTTTTCATATATTATTTGTCTTTATCTATGTTGATATTTGATTTAAATAATAGAGCAGCCATTAGTTGCAATCCACATGCTTGCCAAAACGTAATGTAAGGCAAATTAAATATAGCAGGCATTAGTAGGTTCCACAGTATTTGGAGTGGGAGTCCAAATAACAGGCAAGCTAGGATCAATAATCCTACTATCATTAAAATATTCTCAATCTTCTGATTCATTGTTTTCTATTTCTTGACTTAATAAATTTTCACCTTCTTCTACAAATGTAAATAGTTGTTCAACTATTTTTTCTAGTTGTTCAGGGGGGAGGTTTTTAATATCCAGTTCCTGGAGCTGTTTAACCTGTTTTTCTAATTCTTCTAATTTCATATGATGAATTTAACTTTTTTTCTTTGCCAGAACTACATTTCCTTTTTTATGTTTGGGATCATAGGGACAATGTTTACATCCATTTCCGCAGCATTGGCCGCGTTGAATGTGGAATAGGGAAGTGAATACTACCCTTTCCCCATCCATATAATAATGAATACCTTCTTTATATGTTTTATTGGATTTCACAGGCACCTCCTGCGCATGCGGCTTGATCCATTAATGCTGTGTTATCACTGAATTCTACTACTTTACTTAAGTCAATACCATGTAAATGTCCTACCATTTCATCAAATTGTTCTTTAGTAATGTCTTCAAATGGTGCTTGAGTGTAAGTACCTCCAAAGTAAGGTAATACTGATAAGCCATTAAATGTATCTCTATTTTCCCACATCCAATTACCTACTGCTTCCCATTCACCTTCTTTAATTGATACCGTTGCTGATACGTTGTTTGTATTTGCTCCTTTGCGGTGTCCTTTTTTAACCCATTTTGTGTTAAATAATTTAACACGCTCAAGCATATCCATTACATTTTCAGTTCTTAAGATAGAACCATCTGGTGCTTTCTGAGGTACTGAAATTACTGCTTGAATTGTTGGTTTAAAGAAATCATCTTCAACTAATTCAGGATGATGAATTGCTAGGTGAGTGTATATTGCTTCGTTTTTACCAACGCGAATACGTCTAATATAATAATCATTATGCCAAGCATGAATACCACTTGATGTTCCTAATACTAATGAACTAGTACCTGATGGTTTAACTGTTGTAACACGAGCTGCTTTATTAATACCAATTCTTTCAGCTACCATCTCATTTGTTTGTTTAGCTAAATCAGCTGCTAATTTTAAATCTAGTCCTAATATAGCACCAGAACCAATACCTGTCATTCCAACGCCTAATAGAGCATCTTTTTCAGTTGTTTTTCTCCAAATATCTCTTAAGTAATGGAAGTCAGTATATGCTGCTTGTAATGTACCGATAAATGCTGCTGCCTCTACTCTAGCATTTAAGTCAGCCTGATCAACTACATTTGAAACGTTTACTTCACATAAGTTACAGAATTGATAAGAGCGTAAAGCAATTTCGCAACATGGGTTTGTTCCCCAATCTTTATCGTTGCTGAAGTAGATACCTGGTTCACCAGATCCACTTAATTCAATTTTCTTCCATAATTTGAAGAATTCTTCTTCATCAATCTTATGACGCATTACAACAGCACTGTTGTTAGCACGACCACGTTGTGGATTTTCTTCCCACCAATTTCCAAATTTACACGTTAACATCTCTTCATCATCCAAATTAAATAATGAAATTAACGCTGCTCTTCTAATACCACCACTTAATACTGCATCTGCAATATGGCAAGCCATATCATGAGCTTCTAATGATGATAGTTTTTCACCTGTTTTCTTACGATCAAATACTTTCTGTAAATTAAATAAGCATTCTTTTAATGGCTCAGGACCAGGTGCTTTACCACCTACAGTAATAAGTTGAGCTCCTTTAGGACGGATGTCTCTAAAATCAAATAATGGTAATGGACTACCTGTAAAATATGCTTTGCAAAGCATTCTAACTGCATCAGCCCATCCTTCAATACTATCACCTACTAAATAACGTTTTGTTTTAGTTGGTACTTTGATTTCTGGTAATTGTTCAATATGGTGTTTTTGAACACTGTATCCTACTCCACATCCTGACAACAATAAGAACATTATTTCGCTGAACGAACGCCAATCATCAATAGGCAGAAAAGAGCAATTAAATATGCGAGCATTATTAAGTTCGATGGGCTTACCTGCAAACTGTAAGCTACGCATCGACGGAAGAACTTTTTTATCATATACTAGTTTATAAGCGTTTTCTATTTCATCATGCAAATATGGAAATTTTTCCTGATGCATTTGTTTATTTCTATCCACTAATTCTTCCCATGTTTCTCTTCTATTCAATTCAGGTCTGAATTTCGCATACTTCATGTAAACGGTGATATCAGACAGAATGCTCTGTTCTACATTCATTTTTGTTCTGTTTTTTTGTTGTTTATAAATATTTTTTGACAATTCCTGCTATAACTGATTTTGGCATTACACCACTGAAACGATAGACGGGTTGTCCATCTTTTTCTAATACAACTGTTGGAACGGATGTTATTCCTTTTTCCATAACAGCTTCTTTATTCATGTCAACATCTATAGTTTCAAAATGAGCATTTGTTATCTCTTTTTGCAATTCTTCAAATATAGGGGCGAGTTGCTTACATGGTTGACACCACGTTGCAGTGTATCTTTTTACTGTTAACATGTTTTTTTATTTGTGTAGTTATAAATATAGTATATACTATTGTTCCTCTTCAAATTTAGCAAACTTACTTCGAAGAACAAATCTATCTTCTACTCCTACATCAGAGAAGTCATTTGTTTTCTTATTGTTCTTCTTAGTTTCAAATTCTTCATCATCTAAGGGTTGATCGTATATATCAATAAATCCATTTGCTGTGTTAATTCTGGAGCCAAATGTTAATCCATCAGCGCCATATCTATTTTTGATAAAATGCCAGTTACCTGTTCCGTTTACTTTATCTTTACGTCCACGTGCTAATGATACAATGATATCTCCAATCATGATCTTATCGTATGATCCTGCTGCATTTTTAGCTTGTAAGATATCTTCATCAGCACCTGTTCTGTTTGCTTGTGAAGGCGATACAATTGGAATCATGAGCTGTTTTGCTAAGCCCTTAGCATCAGTGTAAACGTCATCAATTTCATCTTTACGTTCCTTTCTACCTTTAGTGCGTAGCAAGTCCAAATAATCAATTATAATCAAATCGGGTTTAAACTCATTCTGATGTTCAAGTTGCTGAAGATGGGCCTCTATCGTATCTAAAGACGCGCGTTTAGGAGCGTATTCTTTGATCATTATTTTACCCTTAACCTTACCAATTGCTTCTTCTACATCTTTACGATGTTCATTTAATTTATCAACATCGGTACCTGAGAATATAGCATCGTAGCGTTTACCAACGTATCCTTCAGATAATTCTAGTGTGTAGTGGATAACATTATACCCTAATGCTGCAGCATAAGCACCCATTGCCATAACACCCCATGATTTACCACCACCTGGATTGCCGAATAGTAGTACTAGATCACCTTTACCATAACCACCTTGTGTAAGGTCGTTAAATGTTTTCCAAGGGAATGGAATAGCACCTCGATCATCATCACGATATCGTGTTTCAATATCTACTGCATAATCCAAACCAACGTTTTTATCTTCACCTGCTTTCATAGCATCATTAATCAATGCTCTGATACCATCATAATCTCCCATGTTGAGTAGATCAACAGAGGTCATAATGGCTTTTTTCATTTGTTGGTTTTTGCAAAAGTCGCTAAACTCTTTTTCAACCCATTCCAAATCACTAACGTCAGACATTTTATACGCTTCACGAAGTGAATCAGTGAGAGAAATTCTAAGTACCTCATTTTCAATTTTTTTAATTTCGATTGATAATGTTTCAATAGTAGGATAAGTGTGATATTGTTGAAAGTATTTTTGAACGTATTCTACTGTCCATTTATGAGCACTGGATTCAAAGTATTCTGGATCTAATGAATCTGCTATGTTGAGAAGGAACTCACGTTGTGTTAATAATGCTCCTAGCACTTTAACTTGAAACGCGTTTCCATATTGATTTAACTTACTTAATGTTGTCATAACTTATTTTATAAATCTACTTAAAATTATTTAAAGGACCAAATACTTGGTTAAGCCAATTAGGAGTATTTGGTATACTTTCTCCAAGGCGATCAGCTACATACATAGTCATAAACGCATGAGCATTCAATTCATAAGGCGAATTAAAACTACGTTGTATTATTTCTATATTCTCAGGTGATATAGGCATAGTCTGCAAATTCATCAGTTTACTATTAATTTCTAATTGATGTTTTCTTTCAACTATACGAGCATACAAATCATGTTCGTCTATTTTACTAGCTGCTTTCTCCAACATTTCGTTTAGTGTTGTTGGTGTGTTGCTAGCTAGCTCAGGAAACATCTTAATTACCTTTTTAGGTCCTAAACCATCAATGCCAGGTAGGTTATCTGAATTGTCTCCCATTAGTATTTTATAGTTAACGAAATTATAGCTACTAACATTAAATTCATCCAGTACATCTTTTGGTTTGTATATTTTCTTTTTAGTTGGAGAATATACTTGAACCTTATTTGATACTAATTGAAGGAAATCTTTGTCAGCTGATAATACTGTTACTTCTTTAGTTGAAGGGTATTTTTCAAATTTACCTACTAAATAGCCAATTGTATCATCTGCTTCAATTCCATCTACTACAATCATTGTAACTGGTAGGCATTGAAGATACTGAATCAATCTTGCCATCTGATTATTGATAGACTCGTTCTCTTCATCTTTAGAGCTAAAGATAGAGTAATTAGTCATTCGAGATTTATTTCTGTTTGCTTTATATTCAGGATATAAATTTCGTTTGGCGTTAGATCCTCCAGCTCCATCAAATACTATAATTACTTTGGTTGGTTCTATCATTTTGATAGCATACCCAACTGATTTTAAAAATCCAGTTAGGCCACCTATGTGGTGGCCGTCTGGATTGATGTGGTTAATCATAGTAAATGATCTAAGAAAGGTATTTAAACCATCAATAATCAGAATGGAGTCAGAAACTCCACGTTGATCATTATTGACTTTGGACAACATGTCCGCATATTTATTCTTCATTTCCTTCGTTATCGATTTCAATTATTGGTGATATTTTACTGCTTTCTTCCCATTCGCTGTTATCTTCTAGTTGTACTAGATCAGATACATCAATGGCTTCATTAAACCATTCATGAGCATAGGTTTTCTTGTACTCTTTAATTGCCTCAGGCGTATCAGGAATGAATCCGTGAGGAGTAACAAGTACAGTTGATGCAGTAGCAATACCATAATCAGCAT